CGAGGCCGCGTCGGGCGCCAGGACCGGGAAACTGCAGCCCACCGCACTCAGCGTCAAGGACGCCGCAAAGCTGCTCACGGCGGTCGGCGGAAGGACCGTCACGCCGGAGATGATCGCACGGGACACTGACAGCGGCGCGCCGGTGAACCCCGACGGCACGATTAACCTCGTCCACTACACCGCATGGCTCGTCCGCGAGAGGTCCGCCCGTGGCGATTGACCCCCGACAGCTCCGGCCCTCCGAACTCGTCCGGCTGTTGAACTCCACCCCCTTGGGCGGCGTCATCGGAGAACCGCAGCTGCGCCGTCACCGGATGCTGGCGGGCTTCCGGGTCGGCGACGACAAGCACGTCGACCTCTTCCGCTACGCCGCCTGGCTGGTCTGGGAACGGCACAACCCCTCCCCGCGCCGAACTGCCCGCGACTACGAGGCGATCAAGGAAGCCGCTCGTGCGCGCAGCGACGCTATTTCGACGGCGGGGCGCGACATCGGAGACTTGCCGCCGGTTGCCGACCCCGGACGGAAGGAGAAGGCCCGGAACGATTTCAGGTTCTTCTGCGAAGCCTACTTCCCGGAAACCTTTCATCTCGAGTGGTCGGCCGACCACCTGCGCGTCATCCACAAGATCGAGTTGGCGGTCGTGCATGGCGGGTTGTTCGCGATGGCGATGCCTCGCGGCTCCGGCAAGACATCGTTGTGCGAGACAGCATGCCTCTGGGCGATCTTGTACGGGCATCGGGAGTTCGTGTGCCTGATCGGGTCGGACGAGAGGTCGGCGCTGGAGATGCTCGAAAGCATCAAGATGGAGCTGGACTCCAACGATCTCCTCCTGGAGGACTTCCCCGAAGCCGTCTACCCCATTCAGAAACTCGACGGCATCGCGCACAGGGCCAACGGCCAGCTCTACCAGGGGGAGCGCACGCACATCGGTTGGACGGCCAAGGAGGTCGTCCTGCCGACGATCCCCGACAGCGCCGCGTCGGGGGCCATCATCCGCGTCGCAGGGATCACGGGGCGCATCCGCGGGATGAAGTACAAGCGTCCGGACGGCAGGAGCGTGCGTCCGTCCCTGGTCGTCATCGACGACCCGCAGACCGACGAGTCGGCGCGGTCGCCGTCGCAGTGCGAGAACCGCGAAGCGGTCCTTGCGGGCGCGGTCCTGGGCTTGGCAGGTCCGGGCCAGAAGATCGCCGGCGTGATGCCCTGCACGGTCATCTGCCGTCACGACATGGCCGACAACATCCTGGACCGCGACAAGCATCCGGAATGGCAGGGGGAACGGACCCGGATGGTCTATGCCTTCCCCCGGAACGACAAGCTGTGGGCCGAATACGAACGCATCCGCGCCGAGGACCTGAAAGCGGAGCGCGGCCTGGCGCGGGCCACAGAGTTCTACAGGGAACACCGGGCGGAAATGGACGAAGGCGCCGTCGTAGCCTGGGCTGCGCGATTCAACCCCGACGAGCTTTCCGCCGTCCAGTGTGCGATGAACCTGAAGTTCCAGGACGAGAGCGCGTTCTACGCCGAGTACCAGAACGAACCCCTCGACACCGTCGTGGAAGAGGGCATCCTGACCGCCGACCAGATCGCCGGGAAGACCAACGGCATGGAGCGCGGAATCCTGTCCATCGGCGCCACGCATCTGACCGCCTTCATCGACGTCCAGCAGAAGCTGCTGTTCTACGTCGTTACGGCATGGGACGAGGAGTTCACCGGCTTTGTCGTGGACTACGGGACGTACCCCGACCAGGGGAAGGGCTACTTCACGCTTCGGGACGCGCACCGGACTCTCGAACGCGCAGCGCCCCGGGCCGGAATGGAAGGCGCGGTCTACGCGGGCCTGGAGAAGCTCACCGAGGACATCCTGGGGCGGGAATGGCGTCGGGATGACGGCGCGATGATGCGGGTCGAACGCTGCCTCATCGACGCGAACTGGGGCCAGAGCACGGACGTGGTGTATCAGTTCTGCAGGCAGAGCCGATTCGCGGCGGTCCTATTGCCGAGTCACGGTAAGTACGTCGGCGCGTCGTCAATTCCCTTCTCGGAATACACCCGGAAGAAGGGCGACCGAGTCGGTCACAACTGGCGCATCCCCAGCGTCAAGGGGAAGCGCGCGGTCCGGCACGTGGTCTATGACACGAACTACTGGAAGTCCTTTGTTCACAGCCGGCTGGCCGTGCCCATGGGCGACCCTGGCTGTCTGTCCCTGTTTGGCCGAAGCCCGGAGATGCACAGGTTGTTCTCTGAGCACCTGACCGCCGAGTACAAGGTCCGAACCGAAGGGCGCGGACGCGTGGTGGACGAGTGGAAGATGAAGCCGAGTATCTCCGACAACCACTGGCTTGACGGGATCGTCGGGTGCGCCGTGGCGGCGTCCATCCAAGGCGTCTTGCTTCCCGGAACGCAGGCGCGGACCGTGCGCGTCAGCAGACCCATCCGGCTCAGCGACATCCGAAAGCAGAGGGACCGATAGATGGCGAACGACCGAGACACGTGCGCCGCCACTGGTCCCGCAGACGGCGTCGAGAAGCGCGGTCTGGAATGCCCCAGGTGCGGCTGCCGTCACTTCCGCGTCGTCTACACCCGCGCAACGGTCCGGAGCCGGATCATGCGCCGCCGCGAGTGCCGGCATTGCGGGCGACGGGTCACCACTTACGAACACGCCGCCTTCTGATCCCTCTCGAATGGGTCCCCGATGTCTACCGGTGGACGGGTTTCAGAATTCATCCGGATTCCTCGGCAATCTCCGCCTCGGTCGGCAAATAACCCTATGGCGGGAGTGCGGCGCGGCGGATGTGGTTCCGGGAGAGGACGCGATGGCGAAGGAAATCGAAGACGCATTGAGATCGAACGCACAGGGTCCCGCCGAGGTGAGCGGAGACTCGGGGAGCATGAAGCAGCACTCCCTGCGCGACCAGATCGAAGCCGACCGCTACCTCAACTCCAAGGCCGCGTCGCGCCGCCGGAACCGCGGTCTCAACATCGCCAAGATGAGTCCTCCGGGAGCCGCCTGATGATCCAGTGGCTGAAAGCCAAGTTTGCGCGGAGCAAGGCCCGGGACACGGTCCAGGCGCCGCAGCGCGCCGGCATCGCCCGCCGTAGCGGCGGCCTCAGCCGGACGCATGCGGGCCGGATCGTCCGTGCCCGGTTCGACGCCGCGCAGACGACCGAGGACAACCGGCGGCATTGGGCTGCCGCCGACGCCCTTTCGGCCGACTCAGCCGCCAGCGCCGACGTGCGCCGGACGCTGCGCATGCGCGCGCGGTACGAGGTCGCCAACAACTCCTATGCGCGCGGCATCGTTCTGACGCTGGCCAACGACACCATCGGCACCGGCCCGCGCCTCCAGATGCTCACGGGGGCGGACGCCGTCAACCGCGAGGTCGAGCGCGAGTTCGAGCTGTGGGCGCAGGAGACATGCCTGGCCGAAAAGCTGCGCACGATGCGCATGGCGCGCGCGCAGGACGGCGAAGCCTTCGGCCTCCTCGTCGGCAACCCCGCCCTCGACCATCCCGTCAAGTTGGACTTGCGCTTGATCGAGGCCGACATGGTCACCAGCCCTCTGACGGCGGCACTGGACGAGGACGACGTCGACGGCGTCCGCCTCGACCCCTTCGGCAACCCCCTCTCCTACAGCGTCCTCCGCGACCATCCCGGCGGCGACACCTGGAGATTCGACGACGACTTCGTCATCGTCCCGGCATCGCAGGTCGTCCACGTCTTCCGGATGGACCGTCCCTGCCAGCATCGGGGTATTCCGGAAATCACCCCCGCGCTGCCGCTCTTCGCGCAACTGCGCCGCTTCACCCTGGCGGTCCTGTCGGCCGCCGAAGCGGCCGCCGATTTCGCAGGAATTCTCTATACGGATGCCCCAGCCTCAGGAGAAGCGGAGGCCGTCGAACCGATGGACTCGATCTCTCTCGAGCGCAACATGCTCCTGACCATGCCCGGCGGGTGGAAGATGTCCCAGGTTGAGCCGATGCAGCCGGCCACGACCTACGCGGAGTTCAAGCGCGAAATCCTGAACGAGATCGCCCGCTGCCTCAACATGCCCTACAACGTCGCCGCCGGCAATTCCTCGGGGTACAACTACGCCTCCGGGCGGCTCGACCACCAGACCTACTTCAAGTCCATCCGCGTCGACCAGACCTTCATGGCCCTCAAGGTCCTCGACCGCATCCTGGCGGCGTGGCTCTGGGAGTACTTCCTAGTCCGGTACGGCTACGAGAGGCTTCCGATCCAAGGCCGGGTTCGCCTACCCGCACATCAGTGGTTCTGGGACGGGATGGACCACGTCGACCCCGCGAAGGAGGCCAACGCGCAGGAGACGCGCCTCCGCAACCACACCACGACGCTGGCTCACGAGTACGCGCGGCAAGGGAAGGACTGGGAATCCGAGCTTCGCCAGCGCGCCCGTGAGCAGTCGCTCATGGGCGAACTGGGCCTGACCACAACTCAGGCGCTTCCCCCTCCCGCAAATCCCCCGAAAGAAGAGGACGGCGAAGAGAATGAGTGACGAATTCCTGCTGATCGAAGCCGCTGCCGGCGACGCCCAGAAGGTCCGGGTCATGGGCCTGGCCTACTCCGGCGGCAAGATGAAACTTCCGGGCTGGAAGTTCCCGGTGGTGGTGGACCTGTCGGGCCTAAGCATTCCCGGCCCGGCCCCGCTCCTGACCAACCACGAGAACCGCACCGGAAGCCGCGTCGGGATGGTCACGGGCAGGATCGAGGACAACGCCCTGACTGTCGAGGGCGAAATCCTCTCCACCAGCGCCATGGCCCAGGGGATCGTGGAGCAGGCCAAGGCGGGCGCGGAGTGGCAGCTCTCCATCGGCGCGGATGTGGTCGAGTCGGAACTGGTCCATGGCGAGCGTACGGTGAACGGCCAGGTCCAGAAGGGACCGTTCTATCACGTCCGAAAGTCCGTCCTTCGAGAGGTGTCGGTCGTGGCCGTCGGCGCCGACGGCGGCACGCACCTTCGACTGGCGGCGAGTCGCGCACGGAACTCCGTGCGCTCTCGATTCCTCTTGCATGGAGGTGAAGCGATGGAATTCGACAAGTGGCTGGAGTCGCACCAAATCGACGCAACGAAGTTGACCGCCGAGCAGACGGCCCGGCTCAAGGCGGCGTGGGAGAAGGGCGAAGCGCCGCCGGACCTGACCGCCGGCGCGCCCGCGCCGAGGCCCGCGCCGGACAAGCCCAAGCCGCAGGAGCCGGCGGCCTCATCCGGCGGCGTGACGGCCGCCGCGCCCGGTGGGCCCGAAAAGCCCAGGGAGAAGCCGACGCCGTCGACGGTGACCGCGCGGGGAGAGGAGTCCGCCAAAGAGCAGGCGCAGGGCGCGGTCAAGGCCGAACGCGACCGCGTGGCCGCGATCCAGGACCTCTGCGCCGGGGAGTACCCCGGGATCGAGCGCGACGCGATCCGGTCGGGCTGGACGCCGGAGGAGACGAGCCAGAAGGTCCTCAAGGCCCTGCGCGAGGGCCGGCCCCAGGCCGACGTGATCCTCTCCGTCCACCGCGACCGGGGCCGGGGGCACGGCCTGAAGGCGCTGGAAGCGGCGCTGTGTCTGCGGGCCGGGATCTCCGAGGAGACGCTGGTGAAGAGCTACGGCGAGCCGGTCCTGGAGGCCGCCTGGCAGCACCGCGACCTCTCCCTCCAGCAGATCTTCTCCGAGTGCGCCCGCATGGAAGGGATGCCGGTCCCGCGCGCCTTCGGCAACGAGACGATCCGGGCGGCGTTCTCCACGGTTGCGCTGCCCGGCCTCCTCAGCAACGTCGCCAACAAGCGCCTCCTCAAGAGCTTCGAGGCGCAGCCCATCATCGCGACGCAGCTCTGCAGCGAGGGGGAACTGAACGACTTCAAGGAGTCCGAGCGCTACCGCCTCACCGACGTCGGCGACCTCGAGCCTATTGCGCCGGACGGCGAGATCAAACACGGCGGGGCGACCGAGGAGAAGGCGACCAACCAGCTCGGCACCTTCGGGAAGATATTCACGCTTACGCGCCAGATGATCTACAACGACGACCTCGGCGCGTTCCTGAAGGTCCCCGAGGGCATGGGCGCCCGCGCGGCGCGGAAGATCGACCAGCTCTTCTTCACGCGCCTCCTGGCCAACC